CTTCATGTTGTTGTCGATACAGCGCTGGAAATACCATTCAAGACGTTCCTCGACCGCCTTTGGGTCCGATGTATCGACGCGCTTGATCCCCCATGTCTGGATGGCGAAGGACAGGTACTCTGCGTTCTTCTTCTGTTCCTGATTGTACTTTGCAATGTTCTGCCCGCCAGCCCAGCCGCGCTTCTTCACGACCTCCGGGATGAACTCCTCAATGGGCATCATTGTCTGCTGACCTTCCATGTTCTATCAGTCCCCTTTCTGTTAGGTCTGTTCTGCACGTTCCGACAAATCCAGAGTAGCACTCCAGATCTGCCGGGAGTGTTCTGTCAGAACGGAAGCTCCAAGTTCTTCCAGTCCTCTTCTGCCTGTGCTTTCGTAACGGCAGTCTCTTTCTTCCGCCATGACCGCTGCTGACCGTAGTTTTCTATCCTGTGCCGTCCTGCCGGTTCCCAGTCAGGCAGCTTGTTCATGATCATGCCGATGTCTTTGCTCTCCGTGAAGCCCGGATCCCTTGGAAAGTCTGGGTTCGGAGACAGCGCCTTGTGGCAAAGCTCACGCACGCAGGTGTATTCTCCGGGCATCTTCTGTTCCAAATACTGCACGATAGCACCGACGCGCCAGTCGTCCTGCATGGCGTTCTCCTGCGCCTCACGGTACAGGTCAATATATTTCCGGTTGGCGAAGTTCGGCATCTCTCCCATGTTGTACTTGAACAGAGCTTCCGCCCAGCACTGGCCGATGTATGCCCGGATCTCCGCTTCATGATCGAAAATATCATAGCCGGTGCTGCCGACGTATACCGGATACCACCTCCGGTTTCCGCTCTTGTCTGACAGAGGATTGCTGTTGTTCGACGTCCCGATGAACACACAGCGCCTTGGCAGGTCCGTCACCTGCTTGTCGTATGGTTTCCTGTACGTGTCCACCTGTCTGGTGATGTATGCTTTGACTGCCTCCTGATCCTTTGTCTTTGTCAATGCAAGCAGTTCAGAGATTTCGCATATCCACTTGCCGGAGAGCTGCTCGATGGATTGCTGCCCTTCCATCTGAGAAACCTCACCATAAAATTTATCATTGATTGCCAGATAACGAATGAGAGAAGACTTGCCTTCGCCCTGTTTGGTTCCGATCAGGATCGGCACGTCGTCAAACTTCGTCCCCGGCGCATATAGCCTATGAATACCGCCCGCAAAAATCAGGCGGGATACTTCTCTCGTATAATCACTGTCCTCAACCTTCGCCCAGCGATGCAGGAAATGGATGCACCGCTCTTCCCCATCCCATTTCACACCTTCAACCAGCTCTTTCACGGGGTTATATTTTCGCTCTTCAAACAGGATTCTGAGCGCGTCGGAATGTTTCCCTACGTCGTAGATCTGATAGTTTGCTTCGATGTATGCACGGCTGGTTGCTTCGTGCGTGTCAGACCAGTTCTCGATATTGAGGACTCCATTGATGGTCTTATGCACTTCTGCCCGGCCAGACATCTCATTGAACCTTACGCCGTTGTAGAAGGGATCATTCCGCATGACAAGCAGGAAGTTGTCCACTGTCTTCAGCGGGACGCTTTTTCTGTTTGTCTTTAAATCAATCACTGACTGATCAGCTGACTGCAATTGGTCCAAATCTTAACCACCTTCTTTCTGCCGGATGCTGTGAAAGGTTTCATGCTACACCGTTGTTCCCTCCTTCTTCAGCTTTACACCGTACACAGCCGCAACGAATGCGTCTGCATTTTCCAGCGTTCTGTCCATACCGTACAGACTGCCAGCCAGTTCGATCTCAGCCCACATGGCTGCGTTGTGGGCTATGATTTCTTTCGCACTTGACAGCTCACCATTGTCCTGTTCGAACTGTTTTACCGCCTTATTTTTCTCTTGAATGCTCTGTTCTTTCTTAATATCGCCTGATTGAAACCTGCGGTACACATCGCGCAATGCGTACCACAGGCAACGTTCCGGGCATGACATCTGTTTGTCAGGCATCTCGCCCATGTAGGCGTACTTGCTGATCTCGTCCTTGGTCATGACCGATCAGTCCAGATCCTTGACTTCCACACTGCTGATGTTGAACGTGTAGGACTTGCCCGTCACCGGCTTCTGTTCGGAAATATGTATTTTGTTATCATCCAGAAGGACTGGTCTTACTGTCTCGACCGGGGTGTTCTTCAGCACGCGCTTGACCATGCTGTTGCTGAGAAAAAACTTCTTTGCCAGAGCCGCGCAGAAGGCCACATAGTCATCGTACTGCTCACCAGCTCCGCAGCGCACGGATGTTGCCGTGCCATCCTTCCAGAACACAACGGTCACAGGGCCGTCCTTCCTGATCTTGACAGGCGTTATTGTATAACGTGCCGCGTCTTGGGCAATCATACTAAGCAAGTTCTTTCTAGAGTCTTTCGTCATATCCATGTTTGTTTCCTCCATTCAATTATGTTTTTCTTCAAATTGTCTGATTCTGTCTGCGGCTTCCTGCACCTGTTCCCACGCTTCGTCTATGTGCTTACAGGCGTACACGTATTCCGGGCTGAAATCTCCGTCAAATCCTGTTGGTGCTTTATCCCGCTTCAGGATATCCAAGAACGTGAAGCGGTTATATGCCGCATTGTAGATAGCATACAGGAGTTTCCTGCGCTGCTCTATTCGCCTCTTCCGTTCCATTCGCTCCCGGAATGCCCGTTCTGCTACTTCCCGCTCTTCTTTGCTTCTGGTTTCGCCGACGCCAAGATGCAGGTTGAAGTCCTGATCCATCTTCCTGCATGCATCCATGAAGTCCAGTCCAAACAGACGCTGGACGAAGTTGATCACGTCCCCTCCGACGCCGCATGAAAAACAGTGATACCCACCATCTCCGGGATAGACCTGCATCGAAGCGTGCGCATCATTGTGGAAGGGGCATATCATTTTGTTCGTCTTACTGCTGACGTTGAACCCATAGCCGTGCGCCACTTCTCGCATGGTAATCAGTCTCTTGATCTCCCCGGCATAGTCATATACAGCGATGCAGCATCACCTCTTACTTCATCACGTCAATGTGATATTCGGTATGTAATACTTCCATCAGGTCCTTCAGTTTTACAAGGCCGTCCTTCAGGACTTCTTCTGACAGTTTATCTGCCTCAACCCATGCCCGGACAATTTCGTCATTGGAAAATGAAAACTTGTCTTTGAGGACGGACACAAAGATGACGAACGCCAGATGAATTGCGTTATCCTGAATCCTCGGTATATCCGCTTCACTGAGGGGTCTCTTGCGCGGATTTACTTTCTTCTTACTCATGGCCGCAAAAGTAGCAGAACCGGTTCTTCCCTTCCCGCATAGGAAGGTCCATCAGTTCCGGCTGGATCTCCTCCACCAGCATGGCCCCAAGAATATTGAATGCAGCCGCAGCGAGGTGGTCCTCGTCATCGCAACCGCACTGGTACTTTGCCAGATGGCGACAAGCGGAGTCGATGTAGCTGGACAGGTTGATGCCGAGTCGATAGTTCCACCTCTTATATTTCCTCGCTCCGTTCTCGTAGTGCCGTGACAGCCGCAGGATTGCCTCCCACGGGAGAGACACCATGTCACCTTTCCCTTCATGCAGGTCTCTTACCGCACCTGTCTGAAATTCCGTGCGCTCCCCTGAGTCCAGTATCTCGCTCATTTTCTAAGCCTCCTCTTTCCAAGATAGTCCAGATCGTATTTGCGGCATTCGTCATCTGTCAGTTTCCGGTCGTACAGGAGGATGTTGTGGTACTCGTTCAGGACATCATCGTCATGAGCGACATACCCTTCCATCGGCTGGCAACCAATCGAGAAGCCGCGTAACCTCATGCCGTAGGTGTAAAGGATCTTCTCTTCCATGCATTACTCCTCTCATGTGTCCAGCAAGATTGCAATCCGTCTGTTCAGATCGTCAACCATTTTGCGAAGTTGCTCGTTCTCTTCAAGCAGTATCTCAATAGGAGAGTCGTTGACGTCATTCTCAAAATGAACTGCGCACTTTCCGTTGTATCTGCATCGTATGAACGGTACTTCCAGTGTTAAGGTCGGAACGCATCCAGCCTGAAATACAAGCGACGCTTTTTGGGCTATCGAACTCACGTTGTACCCATCAGCAAAGGCCCTTACTTGCGGGCCATCACCGACTGGCTCAATCACAATGTCCTTTAACATCACTTGTCCTCATTTATGCCAGATCCCGGCATGTAAAGTCTGGTTCCGCAGTTTGGGCAGAACCGATATTTTGTACCAAACGGAGCCTCTTGGTTACATATCGGGCAAACATATACATCTGACCATTCATTCTTTTTCCAGTGGTCTTTCTCTTGATTGTTCATTATCGTTCTCCTCCTCAAAGAATTCAGAATGGCAAGCATAGCAGTGTCTGTATTTCCTGTCATTATGTTCCCGGATCTCTGACAACGCACCACCGCAGTATTTGCATGGAATCGGCTTCCACAGCCGCAGATTCTCACAGTGGCAGTTGTGCCGGGAGCAATTATTACAGGATCTCCACTCTGCCATAAAGCATTCACCTGGCTGTGGTCATGCACGGAACGGACGCAATATCTGATCCGCAGGTCGGCGTGTTCTGCCTCCGATACTCCGGGTCGATCTGCATTTTCAGCTCGTGAAGCTGCACCAGGAGTTCGCAAATCTGCCGGTCGAGTTCATCGAACCGGCGGTAGAACCGTTCGCGTTCTTCCCGTTCGCACATCATCCTGTCCATCTTGTTCTCGAACTGCTTCTGCGTCATGAAAATCATTTCTGTTCCTCCTCTTTTTCACTAATTACCCAGTAGCATTTCCTGCACGGATAAAAAATCTTTCCACAGCATCCGTATTCATGCCCGGTAATCTTGCAGATAATCCGGCGAAAAAAACACTTCACTTTCGACGCCCACGATTCTTTCATTTACTCATTCCTCCTCCGAGTGTAGCCAAATTTTCAAAGTCTCAGCGCAATAGTTACACAGGTCATAACGTTCTGGCTTTACCGCCCCGAAATACTCACCGGCAGATAGGCCAACAACTGTATAATCGCATGGGTTATCCAGCTCTTTGCCGCATCGGTCGCATTTAATGATCGTCATTGAAACCACCCTTCCACGAATCTGTATCCGTCCACGTTCCGTGAATAGCTGAAGTTATCCGGGTTATTCTTGCAGTGCGGATCGTTCTGCTTGGCTTCCACTTTGGCGAAGAAATCGTCGAATGAAATGATCTCGTCATACTCGTCCATGATTACATATTCATTGGAATCCACGGTGTACTTCTTCAACCATTCTCTGACCTGTGTGATGCTGTTCCATACGACCGG